TGGCGGGGGAATAGTATCACCACCATGTCCCTGATGGTATTACTACCCTTTTAAAACAAATGACTGCTACTATTGCTACACGTAATTCTACTAACCTCTGGGAATCTTTCTGCCAGTGGGTTACTTCTACGAACAATCGTCTTTATGTTGGTTGGTTCGGTGTTCTGATGATTCCAACGTTGCTTGCTGCAACGACTTGTTTTATTCTTGCTATTATCGCTGCTCCGGGAGTAGATATTGATGGAATCAGAGAAATGGTTTCCGGTTCTTTTATGGACGGAAACAATATTATTTCTGCTACTGTTGTGCCTTCTTCTAATGCTATTGGACTGCATTTTTATCCGATGTGGGAAGCACAATCACTTGATGAATGGCTTTATAATGGTGGACCATACCAATTGATTGTTTTTCATTTTCTAATTGGTGTTTGGTCTTATGCTGGTAGAGAATGGGAACTTTCATACCGTCTTGGTATGAGGCCATGGATTTTTGTTGCTTTTACTGCTCCAGCAGCTGCAGCAACTGCCGTTCTTTTTATCTATCCGATTGGTCAAGGTTCATTTTCTGATGGTCTTCCTTTGGGAATTAGTGGAACTTTTAACTTTATGTTAGTCTTTCAGGCTGAACATAATATTCTTATGAATCCTCTCCATATGCTTGGGGTTGCTGGTGTTTTTGGAGGAAGTCTTTTCTCCGCAATGCATAGGGAACTGTGCCCTTGTTGAGTAATCAGCAAGTGAAAATCGGGTGAACTGCTGGAACCCTAAGTTACTAAAATGTTACTTGACTTATATAAATAACTCTGGTAACATAAACCTTATGACTAACCAGTACTTATCTTTTATTGAGGAATGTAAATCAAAAATATATCCTCTCAATACTTATCTTGAAGAACACCATATTGTTCCAAAACACGATGGTGGTCTTGATAATCCAGAAAACCTTATTTCATTATCTTTTGATGACCACATACTCGCACATAAAATAAGGTACGATGTATACGGTCAAGTTTATGACTTAGCAGCATATAACTTGATGTGTGGTTTTGATAGTGAAGGTTGGAGACTTCTTAGAGTTGAAGGTGCTTATAAAACACACGAAGCATTAAGATTGTCCAAGAAAAACTTTTGGAGTTCTGATTATCAAAAAGAAATGTCTTCTCGTTCTGTAAAGTCTGAATATGCTATGAAAATGAGAAGTATTGGTGGTAAGGTAGGGGGTAAAAATAGAAACAAAAATGTTGCTATCACCTCTACTGATAAGTATATTTTCTCTTATAACAAAGTTGAAACAGTTTGTATAATAAACTGCGAAACTGGTGGAGAAGTTTTAGAAGAACTACAAAAAATAGTTCCTAATCAAAACTTCAGGAGAGTTACTCCTCTTCTAAAAGGTGAAAGAGAAAATGCTTATGGTTGGTCTTGTAAAAAGTTTAGTAATACGGCAATTAGCATCCAAGCCTTAGATACATCTAAGGAAGGTTCAGAGACTACCTGAGGGGTTTAGTCCCCTTAATAACAGGTTTAAGTGCCCGACACCCTCAATTTAGGGTGATGATATAGTCCACTCCTTATGAAAATAAGGTACAATAGGGGTTCCCTCGTAACCTCTTCACTGGTGCGTGAAACGACCGAAAACGAATCCCAGAATTATGGTTATAAGTTTGGTCAAGAGGAGGAAACATATAATATCGTGGCTGCTCACGGTTACTTTGGTCGTTTAATCTTCCAATATGCTTCTTTTAATAATTCTCGCTCACTGCACTTTTTCCTTGCTGCGTGGCCAGTAATTGGAATTTGGTGTGCTGCTCTTGGAATTGCTGTTTCTTCAACTAATCTGAATGGTCTAAACTTTAATCAAAGTATTCTTGACCATACTGGTAAAGTTGTTCCCACTTGGGCTGACATTCTTAACCGAGCAGATTTGGGATTGGAAGTAGTTCACGAAAGAAATAGCCATAATTTTCCTTTGGATCTTGCTGCTGCCGATGCAACTCCTGTTGCCTTGATTGCTCCAACCATCGGTTGATATAAAAACTTAAAATAAATAGAGGAGTTCCACAAGGACTCCTTTTTTTATGCTCGCAATCCTCCTTCTCTTCCAACTCTTCGGAGTGTTCCTTTTTCTAATGTCTCTTACACAAGAAAATAAATAGTCATAAGTCGCAAGCACTTATGGAACCTCTCCAGTCGCCTCAAGACTATTTGTTTGATTTACAAGCAACAAGTCAATCGGAAGCAAAACGATTATGGAGAAAGGAAATAAAAGAAAGTTGGAATCATAAATGTGCTTATTGCGATTCAGAAGAAGATTTAACTTTAGATCACGTAATTCCACAATCAAAAGGTGGTTTAGATATTGCAAGAAATGTGGTGTGCTGTTGCAAATCTTGCAATCAATCTAAAGGACATGAGCATTGGAAGTTGTGGTATGTTCAACAGGACTTCTACTGTGAAGACAAATTTAATAAGATAGAAGACTGGATGACGCCACCAAAACCAACCAATCTTTATACATATCGTCCAAGAAAAAACATTGCATATTAGATGATTAGTTCGGAAACACCTTATAAATTGGCGGAAATCATCAGAGATACTTGGCCTCAACTTTACAGACCAATGAAAGAAGACTATAATAAGGAAAAGATTTTAAATGATGAACGACTATTGGATTGTGACAGAAAATAGGACTGGAAGAGTTATCTGTCAGTGTGGAGATATTCATGATGCAATCATGATGGTTGCACTTCAACCAGATAAAAGATCTTATAGTCGTCAACGATTTATTTTAGATCAAGTCATTACAGTAACTTCAACAACTGATAAGCAACTTCCGGGACAAGTTGGATTACCTGCTGCTAAAGAACAGTTGCCTCCAATAGAGTTGCAACAGCAAGTTTGCTTACCAGAAGGACAAGGAATTCCAGTCAATGCTAAATAACTTTCAGTTTTATCTCAATTATGAAATTTACAGTTTATTCTAAAGATGGTTGTCCATATTGCACAAAAGTTCAGCAAGTGTTGGAGTTAGCAGAACTACAGCACGTTATTTACAAATTGAATACTGATTTTACCCGTGAAGAATTTTATGCAGAATTTGGAGAAGGTTCTACTTTTCCTCAAGTGATTGTTGATGATAAACATATTGGTGGATGCACCGATACAGTTAAGTATCTTAGAGAAAACAATATGGTATGACACTAAATAATCATGAACCCCAAATTAACCGGGGCATTGAATTATTACTACGCAATACGGGGAAGAAAAAATCAAAACTAAAAACTTTTCAAGTAAAGTTTGGTAAAATGATTTCTCTCTTTCGTAGAGAGTTTCATTTTTTTATTGAATTTTACTTTGACATTAGAAAAAAATAAAACCTCTCTGGAGAAAATCAATGGAATCAGCATATGTAATAACATTTTCAGTAATGTTCACGTTGCTCTTCTTTATGATAGGGGGTATAATAGGTTGGTTAACCTATAAACATTTACTGGAATCAAGACCTCCATATTTGCATCCAGAGTTTTTTGATGAAAACGGAAATGTAATTCCAGACGAAATAGTATCTGTACGATTTGAAAACGATTATGACTACACCGAAGACGAGGAAGACATCTGAAAAACCTATAGAGATTCTTCCCATAAATCCATTTGTATTTGAAGTTTTAGAACTTGCTTCGAAACAAAGATCTAATGATAAAAAAGTTGAAGTTCTAAAAACTTATGAACACGATTCTTTAAAATCAATTTTTATTTGGAACTTTGACGAAAGTGTAATTTCACTTTTGCCAGAAGGTCCCGTTCCTTATGCAGACGCAAAAGATCAGAATGTTTACTCCGGCAACTTATCTGATAATTTAATGAAAGAAGCTGCTGGTGGTGAATCTGCCACTCATCAAGACCTTGCAGGTAATGGTAAAACATCTCTTCGTAGAGAATATAGAAATCTTTATCATTACGTGAAAGGGGGTAATAATAATCTTTCTACGATTCGTAGAGAAACAATGTTTATTAATCTTCTTCAGGGACTTCATCCGAAGGAAGCAGAGGTATTAATTCTTACAAAAGATAAAAAATTATCAAATAAATATAAAATAAGTATTGATAATGTGAAAGAATCTTATCCTGATATTACTTGGGGTGG